ACTTGCTGAAAAATTAATAGATGTTACAATTGGATTGACTAACGTAATCTTTTGTATTTTACCAGTTCCGCCAGTCTCTCTGTCTAGGTTTCCGAAAAAATGAAATATAACAACTTTTTCAAAGTTCTGATGATATGCTTTTCCACTATCTGGAAATTTTCTACCTTGATTAATATCTTTAATACTATTTTCTATATTTGCACTATCAGTTGGTATAGCGCCATTCTTAAAAAATCTATTATAGATATTATTCATTAAATGAAAACCATCACCATTGATAGTATCATACATGCTAATTGCCACTTCACCAAAATCTACACGTGTGGGAATATGTACTCTTTTACCGTACCTATCTATTGGTACAGTAGAAGTAGAAATGTTAATCCCACCTACTGATTTTACGAATTTGTTGTTTGGAAGTGTCTGTCCTACTCCTCGGTTGACTTGGTGGAATTCAACATACCACATGTCTCCCAATTTTGGAGCGGATGTAATGGGTCCGACACCGTCGAACCCAAATCTTTTTCTGGCGTTACTGCTATCCTGGACTACAATATTGCCTGGTTTATTTTTACCGCCTTGTCTATCTGTAGCCATAATAGCCTACCTCAAGATTAACCAAGAATGCTTGAATTATTTGTAAATGTCGTATCAGGCATAATTTCAGTATCAGTGAACACAGCATTATCGTACTGTAATGTAAGTGCGATAGTTACTGGATCTGAAACTGAGTAATCTGACTGAGAATAATCTGCATTCTGAACAAAACAACCTTCTAGTTGCCATTGTTCGTTTGGATTGCCTGAGTTACCGTCAAGTATTTCAATTAATGTAGAAAACTTGTAGTTAGTACCTGCCGCTGGACCAGATTGATTTCTGTGGTTCAACTGTGACTGTACTTGTCTACCTACTAGTTTAGTTAAATTGTTTGCAATATCATCACGTAGAGTAATTGTGATAGGTTCCCATGTGTGTTTACCCATCATGTACATACGAGAGTTATATGAATCTACAGGAATTGATTCGTGTGTAATCTTTGGACGAGTTACGTTCATAACCTGTCTTGTGAATTCGGTTGTATTCGTAGTTACACCACCGAAGCCTGCTACTTGAACACGGAAACGATAGTTTAATTTAGGCTGTAGAATACCTGAGCCAGTTACGCCATCGCCACTGTCTGTAGGTACACCGAAAGTATTTAATGTTCTTGCCATGTTTTTGTCTCCTAAAAAGTTTCGAAACTTTACTTTATATAAGAGTATTTATCTAATATGAATATAATTAAAGTTGTAGTTAATAAAAACCCGACATAACTGCCGGGTTTTCATGATTTTTATTGGTTTATCTCAGCTTATGCTAGAGATTCGCCTGTATTTCTGATACGTAGTGGGATATAGATGAATTCTACAGCTTTCACTGGTTGAATTGCAACATCTACCCATAACTCATTCTTATCGATACGAGCCGGTGTATTGTTTGATTCATCACATACTACTAAGAAGTCATATAAACCTCTATTAGTAACTAATTCACCACAGAAACGTTCTACTGCATCACGCATGTTATCACGTGTGATTTTATCATTCTGTTCGAATAAGAAACCACGTGAAAGTTGATCCAATTGAAAACGCATGTAGTTAATAAGTCTTGCAACGTTAACACGGTCAAGTGCTGATGCAAATGCCTGTGTTGTTTTCTGCCCATAAACTACTAGACCTTGGTTTGGAAGGTCTGCGATTGGATTAACACGTGAAGTGTATAGTACGTCACGTTGCCCATTGCTTAAACGAACTTGTGCAAATTCGTTTTCATCGTTTACATAACCTACTTTACTTGCATTCGTTACAACACCACGTGTCAAGCCCGCTGGAGCAAACCATGGGAATGATACTTGGTCTGAGAATGCAATAGTACGCAATGCGATTGCTGATGATGGAATAACAACATCATTACCTGATAAGTCTGTTGAAAGACCATGTGGGTAATAAACTGCCGCATACGATTCTGCTGGAACATTGTCTGTTGCCCATGTTTTCAAAGATGTAGAATCTGATTTCAAGTCCATTGGTGTATCACCAATAACGAAAGCAACTTCTTTCTTATCTTTGTTTAGAGCAATCATTTCGTCCATTAACTCTGGGTATCCAGGAGATGCAATCAAGTTAAAGTAAACGCCTTCTGAACGAATACCATCGTTACCTGCAACTGCCGCCTGCATAGCTTCTACAACCATATGACGTTGTGCTGGTTTACCGAATTTGCCTGAACCATCTAGGTTAATACCTGATGCCCATTCCCACTTACCGTTAGTATATCTTTTAACATTGTAAGTAGAGTAATCCATGTTTACCATGTACATACCTTCTGGTGCTAATTCTGGATTAGTAGTCTTAGCATGTACTGTACGAGACATTACGTTGCCGTCTTCATCACGCGGAGGGAGGTCTGAATAATGTGAGAATATCACACCATTGCTAGATGATTGGTCAGCATTGTCTAGCTTGACCCATTCTGATCCACTCCAACGATAGATATGTGGATAAGGCATAGCATCACTATCAACCCATACATCACCAGTGTAAAGATTTGTTGTACCATCTTTACGTTTTGTTGGCATGCCTGAACGTAGTTGTAATTCATTGCCCATAACACCGTTAGTGTCTTCGGACCATGCATGTTGTTGCCATTTCTGAACACCACCGACATATGCGTTTTTAAGAATCTCTATTTTTAGGTCTGCGTCAAACCATAAAGTGCCTTCTGCTACTGCGCCTTTTGGTGTTGAGTTTGATGCTTCGTATGATAAATCAGACCAAGCTGAATCTACTAAAGTTGATTCTGTAAAGCCCATAGCACCGAAGCCAGAAGTGAATACAATATTTAATTCTAATCCGTCTGATTTGGTCCATCTAACTTTGTCTGCACCTACTTTTTCAACTGAAACATTAGCTGTATTCAAAGCCGCACTATTTTGCATTTTAATTACAAGTGCGTCTAATGTTGTTGCTGTTTCATTGAATTGCGTTCCTTCTACTGTGAAGTTTGCAGTGATTGATGCTGTATCTGGAATTGCTCCAGATGTAATTGTTGTCGCAGTTTTACCTGTATTTCTACGTAACTCGACAAAACCTTTTGTATCGTTATGTCGTGCATATATATCGCCTGCATCAATTAATGTTGTGCCTGCTATATCATCTGATGTATATAATGGTGCTTGAACTGTAGTCCATAGACCAGATGTTGAACTGTAAACAGCCGCAGATAAATCCATACCTCCGCCTTGTTTTGTTTTTCTAATATAAATATTACCATTTGCAACTGGCGTTACGTTATCTGACTGGTGTGTTGGAGCAAATAGGGACCATTGAAAATCTGATCCGCCTACATCGCCTGCAACTACCCAAGATACGCCGACTTTTTCCCAAATTGTAATTTTAACTGTTGACGTAACTACTGCGATGTCGCCTGCTGAACCAAAAGTATTTGATGGTGCCGCAAAACCGTCTGCATTGATAGCCTCAACATTACCTGTTCCAGGTGCATCTGTCAATATTTTTGGTGCAACTGAATTCCATGTTGTACCGTCGTATTGAAAAATACCGAAATCAGATGATGCTGTGTCATGCCAATATGTTCCGTTTGTTATTGCGCCAGCTGGTTCTGTTGAAGTCGCTTCTAGTTGTGACATGTCTACGTCCGCACGTATTACATAGGCGTTATTTGAAACTCCTAAGTATTGATACGCCGCTAATAGGCCATATTCACTTGTCTCTGATCCTTGCACAACTGAACCACCAACTTCGTAGAACACTGGTTCGCCGAAAGTTTCAACTAATTCTCGTTGTGAAGAAACCAGATATGCAACACCGGCGTTAGCCTGTAGTGTTCCAGATGCGATTGCTGAACCAGATGCGTCTGTTTTGTTTGTTGCCGTAGCAACGACTAGTAGTGGAAGTGTACCTTGTGTAGCGGCCGCATATTGCGACTCATCACTAACAACAACTGACACGCCCGGTGATACTAATGTAGGCATTCTGTTTCTCCTTAATTATACTTAATTATATAAATTGCTTTATAGCAAAATTCTTTTATTGCTACAAGTATTTATCGAAAAATGCAAAAAAGTGGGTGTTTTTGAATTAACTACGTAGACAATACATCTGAAACTTGGCTATATAGATGTTCCAAGTCTTTTGAGTTGTCAAACTCTATGTCAAAGTCCCAGCCTGCCCAACTATACTCACTTTTATGTACATCTGGATATCTAGTCATTAAATCTATTTGATTTTTTGTGTTAGACCTAACAGCGTAATCCCACCATTGGGGTTTTTCTTTACGCCATACTACTGTAGTTTTACCGCCTAAACGTTTAATTACATCTAACTCATTATAAAATCTGCAATCAGAAATGACTACATTTTTATCTGTCAATTCGACTTGTCTTTCACAAGCCGCTACCCAAATATCTGGGTGAAAATGTGTTCTGAATACATCAGTGCCTACATGTTGCAAAGCCCATCTTGGTGTAAAGTTAGGAATACCTAATCTTTTTGCCCACCATTCGTCTACTTGTTCTCTGAATACTCTACTCTCTGGTGTATTGCCTTCTAATAGAATTCTATCCCAACCAAATATATTTGCACATGCATCTTTTAGCACACCTGCAAAACTAATACGTTGAAACCCTTGTTCAATTAAATTACCTGCTACTGTATCTTTTCCATGTCCTATTAACCCACAAATGCCTATTATTTTCTTCATATAATCCTCAGTATTATGTTATACAGTATTATGGTAACTATTGCGCCTATTGATGCTGAAAACCAAAAGCCATAAGTTTGAACCAGTAACCCAAATATAACAAAAAACGAGAGACTTGTCAAGACAAAATATATAGTTTGTATAGAAAATTTTGAAAACGTTGCAGTATCAACGCCTCCGAACCACATAAAAATCATTGCCAGAAATGCAGTGAATGGTATGCCCATCAATAAAGCCGCCATAGTAACGCTACGATTAGCCATCATACTTACTGATGCAACAATTATACCAGATATTATAGCTTTTAAAATGAATTCCATACTTCTCTTAATCCTATCTTATCTATCTTAGTATTTACTAAGATATCATTTTCTTTTTCTTTATCTATAATTTGGTCGAGAGTGTATGAATGTGTAGTTGGTTGATTTATAAATTCTATTAATAATTGTAATTCTTCTTGTCCATCAAATGCATGTTTAAGTACATTAGATAGTTTAATCTTTAAACTACTTTCTAAATTTTTTAATGACATATGATCCGGGTAGTCCAACATATCAACATCAGGCATCTTTCCAAAATGACTGTATGAAAACTCTACTATATCCTTTAATAGGTGTATGTTAAAGACGTTTATCACAGTATGCATACCTAACGTCATATTATCTGATTTATGCTCTGTAAAGTGATTTATGGCGCTCTGAATAGTATCCCAGGTGTGCGGTGGTCTAAGCACTTCGTTTGCTTCACCTATTGCATCAATGCTAAAGACTACTTCTACTTCTTTTATTTTAGACCAAGCATCAAATATTTCCTGCTTTGGTATTATTGTACCATTAGTGTTATAAAACAATCTTACGTTACTAGGAGCATCTGATTTGTTTATGATTTGATTTAAAAAGTTTGAATGCTTCTTATCCAATAATGGTTCGCCGCCAATAAATTTAACAAAATCTAGTTTAGACAAGTCAGTATTATAATGTTCTAAATCAAATGAATCTACAGATACATCAACCGACATACCTGGATTTTTTATTAATTTCCATTTACTACTAAAAGTATCATTGCACATTCTACAAGATAAATTACAATGTGTCGATAACGCAGTCTCTATATATCTTATCTTTGGCTCTTGTCCTATGAATTTATCGTACTGATTAAATTGTTGCCTGAATGATTGTGTATTATTATCTTCTGCACGCCAACACTTGTCGCACATTGAAAGTTTTTCACCTTTCAACATTTTACTTCTTATATCATTGAAGAATTTAGAATTAAATGCGTTATGCAACCCATCTTTTAATTTTGGGGCTTCGTCTATGTTTGGGATATTGCTTTCTTCTACAAAGCAACAAGGCAATACAGTACCATCTACCTTTAATCTCGCATGAGACCACAGTAAGGAACAAGCAGTTTTGGGTATATTATCCAATTACAAATCCAAGTGGAGAAGAACCATCTATGTAAGTTGATAGGTCTTGTTCCAACTTGTCAATTAAAACATCTGCCTCATTTTTCATTTCTGCACCATTAAGTGATACTCCACCTTGGGCGCCAGGTAATGAAGAAAATTTACTTCGTGCTTCGCCTAACATTTTTTTACAATATGCTAATGTATAATCTCTCATCCAAGATTTAAGATATGGGTCTACTAGAAGTTGTTCTTCTGGTCTTTCTAAATGGACATGCATAAGAACCATTTCGTCGGCTCTCATTCTACGTAATAGTTTTATTTTATTAGTTGTTGGATTCCAAATATATTGAATATCAGTTGCGGCAACTCTATTTAAAGATTCACGATATTGAGCAAATGCTTCAAACGTAGCAAGCCCACCTATATGATTGTTTAAGAAAAAATAAGAGTTGGCATATGCTAGTTCAAACGGATCCATATCTACACCGCCCGATATACCGTGACCAAATGAACGATGATGTATCTTCTTAACTTCAACAATTTCTGCCGGCAACGTGTATTCGTCTACATCTTTTTTCAATTCCATAGCATAGAAATCTTCTTCTACTGCATTTTCAGAACGTTGTCTTATTTTTGATAAAGCAACATCTACTGCTAAATCATAGTGGTCAGGATCAAGTTCGATATCGACCATGCCGTCACCTAGCAATAATCGTACTTCCTTAATTACATCGTTTCTAACTTTTGTGTTCTTAGCCATTGACTATACTCCAACTATATACAGTATTTATCATTTACTGGAGATATAAAAAAAGCCCATTAACGAATGGGCTCTTTTATTTACAATTTGTATAATATTATGTAGAATAACCTCGGTCTGTTGGGATATTTTCTAATATTTCATTCCTTGTAGCTTCTGCATATGTATGATTGAACCCGTCTTCATCCTTAACTGGTTCACCTGCACCTGAAACTCCTGAATCTGCAATTTCATAAGGTACATCAGTTTTAACTTCATATGTATATGATACATTATGTGTATCTTCCATCCATTGTCTAAAAGGAGTTGTATACGCCTGATAGTTATCGTAGTGTCTTGAATTAATAAATGTCAGACCGTATGCAAATTTATTAGCGTCTTCTGGGTGCCAACCATATAATCTAGTATTTTCAAAAATAAAATCTCTTAATGCTTTGGCATATTTTGTACCATCTGCGGCAATATATTCATCAAGTAAGTTCTTAATCATTTTGCCACCATCTACTTCTGCGCCACCTTGAGCAGTAATAACCGCATCGGGTACAGTTACTTCCGCGAAGTAATATCGTTTTTTGTTGTTTGCCATATCTATCTCTCCCGGGATATAAATTAGTAATGTTAATTTAGTATGCTCGTCAGCATCTACATACTATTTATCAAAATACCTTGAGAAGCAGGGTATGTTCATTAATTCTGCCATTCATCTTTGTAGGGACACTCTTAATTGCTTCAAATTGCTTGTTAAGAGAACGTTTATTGATATCTTTAAATATCTTTAATTGCTCTTGAGGCTTACGTAGGGTCTTCTGTACACTAGTTTCCTCGTTAAATCGTATCATGGTAGTACCTTTAACACTAAGGCCGCTTCCTTCACGTTTTTGGTTCATTGGATCTACATTACTCGTATGATATATACCTAGCTTACGTGATTTTGTATTATAAAGAACTAGTATATTACTCCCAACTATCTCAATAGGATTAATACTAACTAATCCAGTATCAACATGTTCTTTCATAAACTTCATTTTAGATACAAGTTTTTCAGAACTAACAGGTTTCTTTTTACGAGGCTTTCGGTCAAATTTTGCATTAGCAATTACCATATCACAAGCCTGTACAATACTCTTATACATTTCGTACATTGCTTTAATTTCAGACTTTTCTAAATGAGAATAGCCTTCAATAAGTTGTTCGTGCCAATCAAGTTCCTTTTCAGACATTCCTTTTGTCTTAGGAGGATTAATTAGTTCATCATACTCATTAAAATTTGCAACGTACAACTCCCTAATAACTTTAGCGTGATTGGCTTTTGCTTCCTGCTTACGCAAAATATTAATAGGCTTGAAATTTTTCAATGAGTTTGTATCCATATCAAATTCATCAATAAAGTCTTCTAATTCATCTGTCATAGACAATGCTTTTAAACGTAGAAGTTCTTGTATAGAAGGACGATATTTATTTTTCTTTTGTTCTTCTTTTTCTACTTCTTCTTTTGCCTCACGCATTTCTTTTCCACGTGCGATTGCAGTAGTAACTTGTTTGCGAATAAATTCACTAATTGGAGTTATGTGTCCGCCAGTGCCCGGAAGAGTTTGCCAGTAATCATCTTCCTTTTGATTAAAGTCAGGCATACCATCCAGTAGTAACCTTGAACATATTGCACATGTTACACTCAATGACGATTCTGGTGGGATCTTTGCTAACTTTATTTCTTCGTTTGTATATCCGTTCTTTCCCATCCATGAAAATATGTATGCATATAAATCTTTTGGTTGATAATTTTCATAGTAGAAACTACGGGCATGTTCTTTCTTACGATGATATTCTGCTCCGGACAAAGTTTCCCAACCATCCCATTTCGGTGATTCTAGTTTTGCTCCTCGTTTGGATGGGGCTCTCTTTATTGCTTTTTTCTTTTTCGCCAATGCCATTTAATTTTCGCTCCGTGATAATTCGAATCATTTAATCTCAGTTTCTATTTAACTACAAATAGTGTTTTTTGTCAAGTTTTAAGTCTATCCGTGTTATTATCTAACAAATTAGCATCCTCAAGTACATCATTGCGTAGTGCGTTTATAAGCAATGCACTTCTATATAAATTAGATTTATTAGGCATTGTACTATGCAATGTTCTACCATCATACATTAGCACATCGCCTGCTTTTGCTAAAAATTGGTGACCTTCATTAACTAATCTATCATTGTAATGCTCTTGGTTGTCCTGAATATCTTTATAATATATCTTTTCCAAATGCGAACCAGGAAGATACGCAGTGCCGCCATTCTCTAAAGTGAAATCATTAAGAGGTATAATTATTTGTACACCCAATGTAGCATCTACTTTGGCATATTTTTCAAATCGATAAGGCGTATCTATGTGTGCATAAATTTTACTTGATTTAGGTGCAGTGGTAATACAGTCAACCGCATGTATATTCCACTCCTTGGATCCAAATAACGTATCAATATACTTGTTTAATGGTACAACAACTGGTAACCACATTTCTCTAGGAGGTGCTTTTGTCCACCAAACATCATATGTACGTTTTCCGTCATGTTCATTATAGTAAATACCGTCTGATCCATTGCCTCTGTGTGCATTATCAGGGTTCATTGCCCATAATCTAAATTGTTCTATTGCAATTCTAGGTAAATAATCACGTGCAATAATATATCCTGCACTAGTTAATCGGTCATCCATGTGTTATGCTCCTACATATATTCCTTATTATATGATAAATACGTATAGAAGTCAAGGAAAAAAAATATGCCAAGATTAAGTTTATGGAATCCTCGTAAGGGAAATGATTACAAATTCATCGATAAGATGGTGAAGGGGCACTTCGACCACGGCGGTACCTCACTACTTGTTCACAAATATTTAGGTTCACAAGACACAACTGATCCTGACTATGACCCTACCAAACCAGCAATACAAGATTTGCTATTCATGGAGAACCGTGACAGAAAATATGATGATAACATCTATGACCTACGTGGCGTATATACAGTTACAGACCAAGATATGGACTTATCTCAGTTTGGTATGTTCCTAGGCAATGACCAGATTATCTTTACTTGTCATATAAATGATATGGTAGAAAAATTAGGAAGAAAAATAATGACAGGAGATGTCATTGAACTTCCACATATGAGAGAAGACCTATTACTTGATGAAGAGGCTTCGGCAGTAAATCAATATTGGGTCGTACAAGATGCATCAAAAGCCGCAGAAGGATTTGATCCAGGTTGGTGGCCTCACATATGGCGTTTCCGTTGTAAACAATTACAAGATACACAAGAATACTCAGATATACTTGGAACAGGCGAAGAAGCAGATGATTTGAAAAATCTTCTGTCTACATACAATAAAGAATTACAAGTCAATGATGCCATTGTAGAAGAAGCCCAAGAAAATGTTCCAGGAAAGTATTGGGATTATAGAACAAACAGTTTACAGTATGTAAAGGGTGGCGAACATCCAGAAGATTTAGATATGGCAACTGTTGCAAATGGTAAGAGTTTTCCAAATGAACCAGCAGAGAATACTTATTTCTTAAGAACTGATTATTCTCCAAATAGACTGTTTCAATACCGTGTTAATAAATGGTACAAGATAGAAGACAGTGACGGTGGTTGGGAAGTTGGTAATCACTTGCATCATAAATTTATCAATAACGATGGCGTAGTCAAACTAGAAGACGGCACAGTTGTTGCAGGAAAGGTTAATTTGTCAAAAGCAGTTAAACCAAAGGTAGATTAATATGGCGACAGTAAAGCAAACACATTTTTACGATGAACAAATAAGACGATATATTCTACAGTTTATTAGGATATTCAGTGGGTTCACAGTAAAAACTGGTAAGAAAATGAACGACGGTGTAACTGATTATTATATAAGAACACCAGCAAGATATGGTGACGTATCTCGAATGGCGGCTACTATTATGAAAGGTAATAGTGAAAATATTATCAATTCAGCTCCATTTATTAGTTGTTGGATACAAAGTTTACAACCAGATAGGTCAAGAGTACAAGAACCATTCTTCAATGATGCTGTAGCAGTCACAGAACGTAAGTTTGATGAGAACACACAAAAGTACACAAATGCAGAAGGCAATAGGTATAATGTTAAAAGACTTATGCCAGTTCCTTATCTACTAAACATGCAAGTTGATGTTTGGACTAGTAATACAGACCAAAAATTACAACTAATGGAACAAATATTAGTGTTATTCAATCCAGCGTTAGAGATACAACACAATGACAACCCTGTTGATTGGACTACAATTACTACTGTAGAACTAACTGATATTCAGTGGTCAAGTAGAGGTATTCCTGCAGGCATTGAAGACCAAATCGATATTGCTACTATGTTCTTTCAAATACCTATTTGGATTAATCCTCCAGCACAAGTAACAAGACAAAATGTTATAAGAAACATTATACACAACTTATACACATACTCAGATTTAGATACATTAGATTATGATCCTGATGCATTTGAATTCTTTAGAGATTTACAAAAAGAAGCAAGTGTGGTAGTAACACCCGAAAATTATGCATTACAAATTACTGAAAATAATGGTCAGTATGTCGCACAGCCTCTAGCAAACGGCAATTATGCCGATGGCATAAAGTGGGAAGATGTTTTCAAAAATTATGGAAATTTAGATGATGGGATATCAAGATTAAGACTTAAATTTCATGGAAATCTTGAAGATGATGGGTCTGATATTATCGGTACAATATCTTCAACACCAAATCCTGAAATAATTGAATTCGCTGTAGATACTGCAACATTGCCAACTAATACAATTGGCGCAGTAGATAGGGTCATAGATGCAGGCAATGTTAAGCCTGGATTTAATAACTTTCCAAATCCTGCACTAGGTCAAAGGTATCTTTCATTGACTGATGCTAATTCTCAAAGCATATGGGGAATAGATATAAATGAAAATGATATAATTGAGTATAACGGCAGTGGCTGGATTAAATCTTTTGATTCCAAAACATATACTTTACGTGCATATGTAACAAATGCAAAAACTGGACAACAGTTTAAGTTTGAAGATGGAACATGGAATGACACATTCCAAGGAATTTATGATGGTGGATATTGGCGACTAGAGTTACTACAATAGGAAAGTTGTAAAAAATGTTAAAAGCCGCGGGCGCATGTATAATTGCTAAAGACACAAAAAGAATTATTCTTCAACAAAGAGACAAATCAGGTTCACATCCACGAAATTGGGGATTTTGGGGTGGCAAAGTTGAAGAAAACGAAAATATTGCACAAGCGTTACTAAGAGAAGTATGTGAAGAACTTGGACTTGATATCAAAGATGATATAAACAAAATTTATCCTCTAGACCAATATCATTCAAGAAACAAAGATTTCAGTTATTATTCGTTTGTGATAATTGTAGAGAAAGAATTTATACCAACACTCAACCATGAGAGTGGAGGATATGCTTGGATAGAGCATGATTATTTCCCAAAACCACTACACCCTGGTACACGTAGAACATTATTTAAAAAACATAAATTAAGAGTGATTAGAGACATTATATCGTCACTATAATATTTGTAGATTCTATTAAATACTGTATGGGAGAAGTGAGTGGAAACAGGCATAATAGATTTTAAAAAACAAAAGTTCATTAGGGACTGTATTGAGTACCTAAAGACCGGGAATGCTGAGGTTGAACTCCGAGCCATCATTAATAGTGCCACACCAGAATATATAGAATATATTAAAAAAGATATAGAATACGATACTATTATAGTAATAGACGCTGTAATAAAAAAGATTAGAACATCATCACAAAAGAAAATAACATCTAATCGTCAAAAAATTAATATAATTGCATTAGCAACATTAGAAAGATTAGCGACCGATGATGTAAGATTTGAAATTAAAGAAGTCACAGAAAGATATAGAGAAACTATAAATCCAGTAAAAGCATTATATTATGATTTACAAGAGATTATGTTTCTTTATGACGGCAAACCTAAAAATAAACACCACAAGTTTTTAATAGAAAAATTCTCTAACAAAGAATCATTTAATGATATCATCGTAGCAGTTGATAAAGATTTGCTAGATTTACAAGAATGTAGAGAAAGAATTATACAAATAAGAGAAGAACTTGGATTTGCAAATAAGAGCGAATATTACAAGAAAATAATAGACTTGTATAATGAAATGCTACAATGGAAAAGACTATTCGAAACGTTTCCCGTTTGGGTGGATGAGCATTCTAATGCTCAGGGTGGCGGATTATATCAAACACTTAAAAATTTCTTCTGCGGAGAAGAATAAAGGGCGCCGTAGCGCCCTTCATGTATCTTTATATTATTAAATTGCTATACTGCATTAGCAGGTACGTGACCGCCAAACATGTACCAAGCAACAATTACTACAACTGCTACTGCAATCCATACTTTTTTATTCTTCATTAGTTTCTTCATAACTTTCTCCTCCTTAAAAAAAAGAAGGCCGACTATGATGCCGACCTTCCCTATATTGTAAAATTATTAAGTTACTTACTTACCTACTTTAACTTCTACCATACCTTCGCCTTCTTCAAGTTTATCCTTGATAGCGATACCGATATATGCAGTCATTTTAGGATCGTGGTCTTCTTTCCATGCTGTAGCATGACCTTTGTTATCAGCCGCTACCATGATGTCGCCTTTTTTGACTGACCCCATAGTTTTAACTGGAACACGACCTTGTAGTGCGATAGCTGGGTGTGACGCATCATCACCTGCTTCGCCATTCATTAGATAAGCTGGTTTCATTGAAACAACACCTGCTAGTCTGTCACAACCGTGACCTTCTGCCGCTGTTACTTCTTTTTCGCCACCAAACATCATTACTGTGCCTTCTTCGTATTCTGCATCTGCTTCATAACGTTCTGCAAGGTCGGCATATTTTGCCGTTGTTGCTTCACCGTTGAAACGTGTTGCTGTTACGTCACCACCATTAGCAGTGATATCACCCGATACTGTAAAGTTACCAGTATATGAACCGTCCATTGCGATTGTTCTGTCTGCACTTAAGTCACCACCGCCTGAAAGACCGTTACCCGCAGTAATAGTTCTTGCGTGTGCGGCTTTTGTTGCGATTGAGTCAGTGATTGTTGTGCTAAAGTTCGCATCATCACCAAGAGCCGCCGCTAGTTCGTTTAGTGTATCTAATGAACCAGGTGCCGCATTCACTACTGCATTCGCGGCATCTGTTGCCGCCGTGTCTGCATAAGATTTTGTCGCTATTGTTGACGTATCAACATTGATTTGATTGTTCGCATCATCGTATGATAGACCTGTGTTAGCCATACCACCGATTAAGTCTTGAACAACTTCTTGTGCAGTTGCACCAAGAGTTAGACCTGCTTGTACATCTAGTGTACCTGCAACATCGGCGCCGCCGTCTAAATTAGCAGTTCCATCAACTTCAATTTGATTTTTGAATTTGATTTTACCACTCATAGTTTTGGCGATTGTTGCACCACCATCACCTTTATCTTGCGATGCAAGAATAGATACGTTACGTTCTAGGTCTGAAATACGTCTTAAATTTGATTTTGTACCAGTGAAGATAATATCATCAGTGGTCATATCGACTGTGCCTGTAATCTCTGCAATGTTACCAGTACTGTCATACTTATAACGCTTACCACGTTGAATTTTTGTATTCGTGGAACCGTTGTGTCTAAATTTTCTTCCCATCATTGTCTCCTTAAATCGAAAGGTCTTTAGATGACCTCATGTTCATAATTGAACTGTAGGGGAGATAAACTCCCCTACGTTGTTAAGTTTTATTGCTCGTCCATGTAAACTACTTCTACTTCATC